AAGTCTACCGGTTTCCCTATCATATAGCAAATGACTGGCTAATCCAACGTCACCGGTATACCTAGATTTTAAAACACGAACTCTTGTTGTGTTTGATTCTTCAAGATCATCAGCTTGTTGATTTCTCTCAAGAGCAATAACACAATCAGACAATTGAGCGATACTCTGTGAACCTCTCAAGTGTGAGAGAGATACTTCAATACCATTCTCATGTCCTTTGTTTCCGTCAACTCTTCTCAAGTGTGATACTAAGATTAGTCCTGCACCTGTCTCTTCAACTATACTTCTAAGTCTTGTCATGATGTTGTCAATTGCTCTACGTTCATCACCTTCGGACAAGGCAGACACTAACATATGTAAGTGATCTACAACGACCCACTTACAATCACAGGCTACAATCATGAAGCGAATCTTATTAAATATTTCATCAATACTATTCGTTCCAAAATGAGCATGTATCCATACTCTATTTTTATTTTCTCCGTCATATAGAATGTCAAAGAATTTATCCAACTCTTCTTCGGAAAAGTTTTCTCTCTCTTGATCTATGTATAATCTAGCGTTAGCTTCTATAGATAAGATTCCGTCAACAGTTCGTCTCCAATCTTCTTCGAGAGCAATAACTCCTACGTTATCCGTAGTTTCTTTGATAAGCCAATGTTCTAGTTCTCTAGTCACAGAAGACTTACCAAGTCCTGTACCTCCAGTAAGTGTTACCAACTCTCCGGCACGTAACCCATATAGCTTGTCGTTTAAACCTTGCCAAGGATACGCAATACTTTCTTTCTTCTCTCGTGAAAAGAAATCTTGTCTCGATTCGGATACATTGATAACACCACTAGGAGTATAAACTTTTGCAGACCACCACGCTTCAACAAACTCTTTATGTTTGTTTTGACGAAGCATATCGTTTGCATCTTTAAATCCATTTGGAAGAGTCATGATCTTAGCTTTGCTAGGTTGGAATAACATTGCTACTTTTTTAGCAGCTTCCTGTCCTTGCTTATCGCTGTCGAAACAGATCACAACATTCTCAAAACTTTCTAAAAATTCTAAACTTTCTTTTACATCTTTGACTGCACCAGATGAACCACGTTTGATTGAGACTGCTGCCCACTTACTACCCATCAATTCGTAGCAAGCCATTGCATCACATTCACCTTCAACTAGAGTAATTGACTTACCTCCAGTCTGAAAAAGTTGCTCACCAAACAATCCTGTGCCCTCAAAACTTCCTTGAACAGAAAAATTCTTATCTCGAACATAGCGTATTTTCGTAGCAGATAGCTCATGTTTGTTGAAATATGGATACAAATGTTGTACTACATCCCCATTGCTAGAGAGTATAGATTTCACTCCATATTTACGAGCAGTTGCTTCTGATATTCTTCTATCAGATAATGCAACAAAATCTCCACCATTAGGATTGACTGGTGGTTTATCTTTTTTCTGTGTCACTTCCTCGCCTGATACAGCTTTATTATAATTTAAGAAGTAAGTGTCACAGCTAAAACATTTTGCTGAACCGTCTTCATTCAATGATACAGGGTCGCTCCCTCCACATTTTGGACATGGTAGTTGATGTTTTATAAATGCCATATATATTCCCTCACGTTAATAAAAAAGTGTGTAGCTAGTGCATGGTGGTTTAGCACTTATTTACTTTCATCCTTAACCTACTTCGTCACCCTGTATAAAACAGTACAGACTTCAGGATTTTATAAAGGCTCACTCCTAGCTACACTTGAAGGTCTAGTAGTTTATAGTCACTTCTTGGGATAACCTTCTCGCACCCAATGGTTGACTCTTAGGCACACTAGTCGGAGTCGCTAGACTCAGATAGTTCTTCGACCACTTCAGCATCTGCTTCTGTGTCTTGTCCGTCACTATTAACTATGTCTACAATTTTATTTGAGAAAAAGTTAATACCTGCTTGTACTTCTTCAAGGTCTAGTGTGATGTTCACCTTCTTTTGATTAAGCCTTTGCAGTCTTCCGAAGATTCCTTGTCCTTCTTCCGGAAGGTCTTCAACAAAAATCTGTACACCGTCTATCGTGATGTAAGGTTTGTTAGGGTCTTCTACTATCCCACCTTCTGAATATTGAAGACGAGGTTTCTTTCTTCTTCTTAACCACCTACTTAAAAGTTTACCTTTAATAGTTGGAAATTTATTTGATGTTACTCTCATAATTAAAACTCCAGATCATCATCTATTTGTTGTAATTCACTTCCGTCTGAACCGGTATACTCTACTAAGTCTACTACTTGCACCGCTTGTAGATCAAGACCTTTGAAGTCCCCATAATTATTAGAAGTTTCCCATTCCCTGTATTGGACATTTACTTTCGAGCCATTGCCTACTGCAACATCCATAGGGTCTTTATTAGCATCAAGAAGTTTCGGAGCTTGATTAGGAGTTCCGTCTTTCCTTGCTACTTTTCTTTTGATAATGAGTTCCTTCTGTCCGTCATTATCTCTGACTCTAAAACCCCTGCTAGTAAAACTATCAGCAGTCTTATCATCAATCAATAGAGTAACAGAGTACTCACCATATTTATTGGGTGTTTTAACCTGTGCCCAATTTACAGGTACTGTTCCAATTATTGGCATAGTATTTCTCCTTCATTAGAAATCGTTGAGGTTTTAATTGAGTCGTTAGACCTCAAACTAACATCAGCATGTACTGACATACGCACTAACTTTTGGGGTGTATAGTGAGGGCTACATGTGTTAGTAGTATAACTCATAGGAGGTTAGTGTTCCCTCAAATATTTATTATATATGTCGCCTATGAACATGTCTAAGTTATGTTCATCTATAAACTTTAGAATAAAATCTGTACCACTTGATCTAAGTTCATGTCCTAATTTCATTTCATACATATCGGTAAGGATATTATAATTAGAACCTAGTTCTAGGTATTGTTCCCTTGATAATTTAATTTCTTTATTACTTATCTTTTCCATAAGGTAAGGATTATATATCATAATAAATTATGTGTCAACCCCTCGATTTAATTTTTTTAAATTTCTTTCTCCACTTGGAGCGTTTGAATTGAGTCATTGTTCCGTCTGCATATCTGATCTCAATGATACCATTGTTAGCATGAAGAGATGTCACTTGTTCTTTTTCAAGTATATCTTTATACATTTTCTGTACATCATACTCAGTCATTTATTTCTACTCCATACTCTAAGTCTTCAAAGTCTATCAGTTCTTGTAGTCTGTGTTTAACTTCTGACCATGTAGGATGAAACGTAAATGCTATAGGTTCAACGTGAACCATACATACAGTTTCCCTGCCTAGCCATTCACTAACTCTTCCTAATCCAAAA